TGCCGGAGGTGTAGTAGGCAGCTTTGGTGGTTGGTTAACTTTAGGAAGATATGAAACAAGAGAGCAGCGTAAACTAAAAAAAATAAAGAAAAGAGATGCAAATATTGATGCAGCAAGAATTAATTAGTGATGCCTTTGTTTTCACGGTCAGAACAGATAACGCAGGTGTTTCTGGTGACAATCAGTTTATAGTATCAACAGGGTCGGCAGGTGTAACAATACCTTTCTTGTATGATATTGAAACAAGTGACGGGCAGATAATAACAGGTTTAACAGGGGATACTGTTTTGACGTTCCCTGCTGATGGCGAATACGACATTATTATAAGGGGTATCTTTCCTTATATGTATTTTGCTAATGGAAAAGATAAGGATAAATTGTTAGACATAAAGAATTTGGGTATTTATGGTTTAGGTTCTACAAGTCAAACAGGTGCTTTTCAAGGTTGTTCTAATTTAGTTATAAGTGCAAGTGACAGGGGTTATTTTAGTAGTGTTACTGATTTTAGTTACGCTTGGTCTGATTGCAGAAGCCTTACATCATTTCCATTAATAGATACTAGTAGTGCTACTAGTTTTTTAACTACTTGGTATAATTGCTCAAGTCTAACATCATTTCCGTTACTAGATACCAGTAGCGGTAATGAGTTTGGTTCTACTTGGAAGGATTGCTCAAGTCTAACATCATTTCCGTTACTAGACACAAGTAATGCTACTTATTTTAATGGTACTTGGAGAGGTTGCTCAAGTCTAACATCATTTCCATTGATTGACACAAGTAGTGGAAATGATTTTACAGTTGCTTGGCAAAGTTGCACAAGCCTTGCAGCATTCCCAGCTAACGCATTTGACACAAACATAGCAACTAATTACAGTGACGCATTTCAATCAACTAACCTAACTACCCAATCAATAGATGATATATTAGTATCATTAGATACAAGTGGTGTTAGTAATGGTACATTTACGCAGAGTGGTGGTAATACACCAAGCGCTACAGGTTTAGCTGCTAAAGATAGTTTAGTATTAAAGGGGTGGAATATAACAACAACAACATGACAATACAAGACTTTAAGGTATATATGCTAAATGCATCAGCAATTTTTATATCGAACACGAATATTGATTACATACTTAAAACTATTCTTATACTGGTGTCTATTGGTTACACTGCTCAAAGATGGTGGATACTTATAAAAAATGACAAAGAACTTTAAAATATCAGAATTTCAATGTAAATGTGGTTGTGAGATGCCCGAAGATGTTTACATGAACATAGTTAAATTAGCTAATCAGCTACAGGTGCTTCGTAATACTATAGGTAGACCAATACACCTAACTAACGCCTACAGGTGTCAGGAGCATAACGACTCTATAAAGGGTAGTTCAAGTAATAGTCAACACATTTTAGGTAAGGCTGCTGATATACATGTTAAAGGTTTTAGAGCTGAAAAGGTAGCTAATTTAATAGAAATATTAATTTCAAATGGAGATATGCTGCAAGGAGGTTTAGGTATTTATAATACCTTTGTACATTATGATCATAGGCGTAATAAAGCTAGATGGGACAACCGAAAGTAACATATAAGGATAAGAAAGGCACTACGCGTGTCGGAGACGCTTTACGTTGGCTTGTTAAGCAAGGTAAGGAGGTTGCTCCTGAACTTCTTGACATAGCAGGAAACATTACAGGTATAACGGCTCTTGAAAAGCTAGGTGACGCGATACGTTCTGATGGTAAACTGTCTGAAATAGATAAAGAATTACTGCTTAAAGAACTTGAGTATGATGTCGTTGAGATGGAGGAGGTTACGAAAAGATGGCAAAGTGATATGTCATCTGACAGTTTTTTAAGTAAAAACATAAGACCATTGAGTCTTGGCTTCTTGACTGTAACGCTTTTTATTTACATTATACTAGACAGTTCTATATCTGGGTTCAATATAAATGAGAGTTGGATAGATTTATTATCATCATTATTGCTACTAGTTTACGGAGGTTACTTTGGGATGAGGTCGGCAGAAAAAATAACAAAAACTTGGAAAGATAAATGACAAAAATAAAAAATTATGTAGTAAATGCTACACCGAGCCTTGACGACAAGCTTATAGGTACGGATGTCGACATTAATAACTTTACTAAAAACTTTACCATAAGAGACATTGCCTCTTTAATAGAGAATACGTTCACTAATGGTGGTGGCAGTAATGATACTAGAATTATTAGTGGTGGCGCTGTATGGCTTAGTGGTTTAACATACTCTGTATCTAATTTAGAGTACGTTATAAATGGGAATCAGTACACCGCTAGAGGCGTTAACGTTACGTTAGCAGATGCTGACGATACGAACCCACGTATAGATATTATATATGCAGACTCAAACGGAAACATAGGCGTTGTTACAGGCACGCCATCTGAAAGCCCTTTAAAGCCTTTTATTGACCAGAACACTCAAATACAGGTTTCTTTTGTTTTAATAAACGCCGAAGCTACAGCTCCTGCTGGTGTCTCTTCTTATTTGGTTTACAATGAGAACAATGGCTCGCCAACAGAGTTTAATTCTTCAGAAAACACATCCAATACTCGGATTCAATTATCGTCGACTGTAAGTCCCTTTATTGGTGATAAGTGTATTTATGTTCAGAAACCTTTTGATTATGATAATCTAGGGTTTTTAAGTACCGTTGATTATAATGTGTCTAGCGTAGATACGTTTTCTTTTTACATAAAAATAGATAGGACTTTTGTTCCTACATCTAAAATATCCGTGTCATTATTTAACAATGCAACACGCTTGACTAGTGATATAGAAATTTCTTCAGGTGACTTTGGTTTAGTAGGTAACTTAATTGGGGAGTATCAGCTTATAGTTGTACCTATTAGTGCCTTTAGTTTTAATGACCCTAGTACTGTTTCATTTAATAGGGTTATTTTTTATTTTAATGAATTACAGGATTCTATATTTTCTTTAGATTACTTTAGGTTTTTAAATGGCATAGAGAATGAACCTCAACTAAACACATACCTGTCTCTTGACGATACTTTTGATGAGTCGTACACTGGTAAGGCAAACTATATTCCTATCGTTATTGACAATGAACTTGGGTTGAAGTTAGTTGACTATAAGACTTTATTTCCTACAGAGAACTTTATTTATGGTATAAGAGAGACATCAAATATAAGTGGGACTAAAGAAATAGACTTATATAATTTTACGGACTTCCATTATACAATGATTGGAGATACTACATTTACGTTTACTGGAGTTCCTATTGGTAATTTAGTAAAAAGATTTAAGATTCGTTTAACTGGTCCTTTCATTCCTACATTCCCTGCTTGGTTTGATATTTATGGTAACACATACAACGGTGTCTATATTAATGATATTTTAGGAGAGATATCTAACGGTAATTCAGGTTCAGAAATTGGGGAATTAGTGGTTCATACTAGGTATTAAATTTTATTTCATATATTTGTTGTATGAATAAAATAGGTGATAAAGAATTAAAGGGACTAAATGAGGTTATAACTAAAAGGAAGGAGGCTTTGTTATCGCTTGGTGAACTAGAAGTAACCAAGCATAGCTTGCTTCACGAGTTAAATGCTCTTGATAACGCTCTTTTAGATAGGCGTAAAAAGCTAAATGATGTTTATGGAGACGTAAATATTAATATTGAAACAGGAGAAATAAAGGATGCAGATTAGAAAACTATCTATAGGTTCTGACTATAAGGGTGGTGCGATGCATTACATATTAGGGCAGGAAGTTCTTGGAGGAGATTATAAAATACACATGATAGATTATAAAGATGACTCTATAAAGGTGTGGATTGATAACGGAGAAGAGGTTATTCTATGGAAAGAGTTTAATGGTAATATGCCAGCTTCTATAGAGTTTAATATAAACTTTTAATGAAGTCTCCTTATAATTTCATAGTAAAACCTGTTAACGGAAGCAGGTACGATAATATAAAAAAAATAGGTGATATTGATTTTATAACTAGCGTATCTCAAGAAGATCATACTGTGTCTAATAGGTTCGCTGAAGTTGTCAGTACGCCAGTCAACTACGATGGAGAAATAAAGGTTGGTGATACATTATTGGTGCATCACAATGTTTTTAAATACTTCTACGACATGAAGGGTAACCAGAAAAGCAGTAGCAATTATTTTAAGGACGACTTGTTTTTTGTTGACGAGCAGCGCTTCTTCATGTACAATAACGGTTCTGAATGGAAGGCTTATGGTAGGTATTGTTTTGTTAAGCCGTCAGATAAAGACGACTATTATATTGATAGTCATGGTAGCGAACAGCCTCTAATTGGAAACTTAAGGTACGGAAATAAGGCGTTAGAGTCTTTAGGGGTTAACATTGGTGATAAGGTGTCTTTTACTCCAGATTCAGAGTACGAATTTAATATCCAGGGAGAGAAATTGTATCGTATGTTTAATAATAATATAACAATGGTTCTGTGATGGATACAAATGAAATTAAATTAAAAATAATAGAGGCAGGTGAGAAGGCTGTTAGGCAACTAATAAAGGTTGCTGAAGAAGAAATAATAAAGATTGGCGATGATGAGTTAGCTGCTGACAGATTAAAGAACGCTGCTGCTACTAAAAAGCTAGCTATATTCGATGCTTTAGAGATACTATCTAGGATAGAGTCAGAGAGAAATGCTCTCGAAGGCAAGAACACCGTTTCTACAACAACAACAATGGATAGCTTTGCAGAAAGAAGAGCAAAATAGCTTATACAAGAAGGTAGATGGTTTAATATCCAACGCTATAAGGAGCGGTCATAATAAAAAAAAATTATGGACGTATGGCTATAACGACAAGTATGACGTTATAATTATATCGAAGGACGGAACTATAGGTGATATATATCATATAAACGGATTAAATATAGCCCTACCTGAATGCCCTGATGAGGTTCACTTTCGTTCTAAAAAGAAAAGCGAGCAGTACTGGGAGTCTTTTGACTACCCTAAAGAGTTGAGTAAAATAAAGTCTATATTTCAATGGAACGAAGCTCCAAAAGATTTTAAGTCTAAGTGGGTTAATTATATAGAGGAAGAGTTTGACCGTAGGGAGTTAGGTTTTTGGTTTATGAATAACGGAGAAAAGACCTACATTACGGGGTCTAACTACATGTATATTCAATGGTCAAAGATAGATGTTGGTTTACCAGACTTTCGTGAGGCAAACAGAATGCTTTACATTTATTGGGAGGCATGCAAGGCTGACAATAGATGTTTTGGATTAACATACTTAAAGATAAGGAGGTCAGGTTTTTCTTACATGGCATCTGAGGAAGCTGTAAATATAGGTACAATAACAAAGGACGCTAGGATAGGTATTTTATCTAAAACAGGTAGTGATGCCAAGAAAATGTTTACGGATAAGGTCGTTCCGATGGCTAATAATTATCCTTTCTTTTTCAAGCCTGTACAGGATGGTATGGATAAGCCAAAGACGGAGTTGGCGTTTAGAGTTCCAGCATCAAAAATAACTAAAAAGAATATGTATGAAGACCAAGTCAGTAATGTTGAGGGTCTTGATACGAGTATAGATTGGAAGAACACGGGTGACAACTCTTATGATGGAGAAAAATTAAAGTTGCTTGTTCAAGATGAAAGTGGTAAGTGGGAGAAACCTAATAACATTTTAAATAATTGGAGGGTAACTAAGACGTGTTTACGTTTAGGTAGTCGTATTATAGGAAAATGTATGATGGGTTCGACATCTAATGCTTTAGATAAGGGAGGTGAAAACTTCAAAAAGCTTTATTATGACTCTGATGTAAGAAAGAGAAACTCAAACGGTCAAACAAAGTCAGGTCTTTATAGTTTATTCATTCCTATGGAGTGGAATATGGAGGGTTTTATTGACATGTACGGCAAGCCTGTATTTAGAACACCTAAAAAACCTATAATGGGTATAGACGGTGAAATTATTGATATAGGCGCTATTAATTATTGGGAGAATGAGGTTGAATCCAAGAAGAGTGATGCGGATGATTTAAACGAGTTTTATCGCCAGTATCCAAGAACAGAATCACACGCCTTTAGAGATGAGAGTAAGTCTTCACTGTACAACCTAACGAAGTTATACCAACAGATTGATTATAATGATTCACTTATAAAGGACAGGGTTTTAACTAGAGGTGGTTTTCATTGGTTAAACGGCGAGAAAGACACTAGGGTTGTTTGGACTCCAGATAACAGGGGTAGGTTTTTAGTTTCTTGGATACCTAATTCTGACCTTCAGAACAAGTTAAACATAAAGAATGGCGTAAGGTATCCTGCGAATGAACACATAGGTTCCTTTGGTTGTGACCCTTATGATATATCTGGAACTGTTGGTGGGGGAGGTTCTAATGGTTCTCTACACGGATTAACGAAGTATCACATGGATAACGCTCCTGTTAACCAATTTTTTTTAGAGTACATAGCAAGACCTCAGACGGCAGAGATTTTTTTCGAGGACGTATTAATGGCATGTGTTTTCTATGGTATGCCGATACTTGCTGAAAATAATAAACCAAGATTACTTTATCACTTTAAGAATAGGGGGTATAGA